CAAGGTCCGCAAGGAGACATTGGGATTGGTTATGACGGCATCACAAGTTCTGACACCTTGTCGCTGTCGGCGATGGCCTCAACTATTGGTAGTTCATTCACTGTCAACGTGAACAAAGTTGGGGCAATCCCATCTGGCTCGTATGTTCGCTTTGTCAGCACTTCCAGCGCAGTGCAATATTTTGAAGGTTTTTGGACTGTCACAAGTTCGACAACTGTAAGTTTGCTTCTTGAAAACATCAGTGGAGCGTCCACTTACAGTTCATGGCGTGTTGTTGTGTCGGGCGAGATCGGCGCAGGTGGACCGCAGGGAGCCTCGGGTTCACAAGGAAGTCAAGGTCCGCAAGGCGCTACCGGCGCAACTGGTCCGCAAGGTGCGCAAGGTCCTCAAGGGCCTCAAGGTCCGCAAGGCGATCAAGGCCCGCAGGGCGCTACTGGCGCACAAGGATCACAAGGCCCGCAGGGCGCTAATGGCGCACAAGGCCCACAAGGTCCTCAAGGCCCACAGGGAGCGCAGGGCGCCCAAGGAGGAGCGGGTCCGACGGGCGGGACAAAAGGGCAAATAATTGTTAAAAATAGTTCTACAGATTTTGATACTTTTTGGTCAGAGAATTATAATGGTTTTAAAAATCATATTATAAATGGAGATTTTCGCATTAATCAAAGAAATTTTTCATCAACTACATCTCCCACTTATGGGTTCGATCGCTGGCGATCCGCGGTTTCTGGCGGAACTACAACATATTCGTCTCAGTCGTTCACTGCCGGTAGTGGGCCAGCGAGTGGATATGAATCGGAGAAGTACGCTCGTATGGCCGTAACCGGCCAATCAGCGTCAGGCGATTATTCAATTTTTTATCAAAATATTGAGGATGTTCGAATGCTCGCCGGATCTACAATCACTATATCATTCTATGCGAAAGCGGCGTCAGGAACCCCGCAGGTGTCAGTTGAGTTAGAGCAAGTATTTGGCAGCGGAGGATCGCCGTCGTCAAATGTGGGAATCGATGCAGGACGTGTTACGCTCTCAACTTCGTGGGCAAGGTATTCGGTTACGGTGACACTTCCAACTTTATCTGGCAAGACGATTGGTACCACGGCAAATACATCATCACTTCAATTAAATTTGTGGTGCTCGGGCGGTTCGGCATACTCAACTCGTATCGGCTCAATGGGTCTGCAAAACAATACATTTGATTTTTGGGGCATTCAGCTAGAGCGTGGATCATATGCAACACCTTTTGAATTGCGTCCTTATCAGCAAGAACTTGCAATGTGTCAAAGATATTTTTATAGAATTAATGGATCAGGAACGGGATATGATCACTTTGGAATTCCAGGCGTGATTGCTGTCGCAAATGCTGGTTATCGTTGTGCATGGCAAGTGCCTGTGGTTCCAAGAAGAGCAATAACTTCTTCTGATATTTCTTCTAGCGGCATAACAATTTACGATGGCGGTGGTCCGTATGCAGCGACACTTACAAACGTCTATCACGTCGCCGGCTCAACTCAGATTGGCTTTGACTCATCGTTTACCGGCGGCAACGTAGGTCGTCCAGCCATATTATTATTCAATGCCTCTGGTAGCCCCTATATATCATTTAGCGCAGAATACTGAAATTGACTTTGTATAATATTTAAGATACAATTACAAGATTAGGAGGCATGACGATGCACTCAATGGATTTGAATTTTACATTCCCATTCCAGAAAATTAATCAAGAGCAAAGGATTGTCACGGGTATCGCTACTGCCGATAATGTGGATCTTGCCGATGATATTGTGAATTTTGATGCCTCAGTAGAGGCTTTTTCTAATTGGGTTGGAAATATTCGGGAGATGCACTCTCCTATAGCAGTTGGCAAACTTGTGGATTGGAAACCTGTCCCTGTTGAGCATAATGGCCAGACATATCGTGGTATTGAGGTTTCGGTTTATATTTCAAAGGGTGCCGAGAATACTTGGCAGAAGATTCTTGACGGAACGCTTCGCGGCTTTTCGATTGGCGGGATGGTTCAGGATCGCAAGACTCGTTTTATGGAAAAGCTTGGACGTAATATCAATGAAATCGTTCGGTATACCCTCGGAGAGTTAAGTGTTGTTGATAATCCATGCAATCCCGCAGGTATGTTTGCTATGATTAAGAGCGTGGATGGCAAACTTGAATATGTTGCTGAAAATCTTCAGGATGTCTTCTATTGCGAAGATGATAAGTATGCCTCTATCGGCGCCGACAGTGTATGTCCGGCTTGCTCCGAAGAGATGCTTGTTATTGGTAAAGCTGAAGAATTTGACAATGTTATTATCAATAAGCTGATTGAGTCTTACGAAGATATTATGACAAAGGCTCTCGCTGATATTAACACCGTACCCACTGATGCTATGGCAGCAGAGGCTCGTCGTGGTCTTGAGTGGAGAAAAGAATTTAATCGTGGCGGGACTCCAGTTGGAGTTGCTAGAGCCAGAGATATTATGAACAAAGATAGACTGAGCATTTCTACTGTAAAGAGAATGCATTCTTTCTTTTCTCGTCACGAAGTTGATAAGCAAGGCAAAGGCTTTACGCCGGGCGAGGGCTATCCTAGCGCCGGACGTATTGCTTGGGCTTTGTGGGGCGGCGATCCCGGACAGACTTGGGCTAGAGCAATTACGAATAGAATTAAGAACATGGAAAAGGGTGTCGGGACTGATGTTGAAGGCATGAGTGTTGATGGACCTACTGAAATGTCAAAAGCTCCAGCTCCTCCTTCCGATAGAATTAGAGGTTCTGAAAGAAATGAACCCGGATCTGCTTCTAGTGGATCTGGTAGCATTGAGGTTTCTGCTGCAACTGAAAAGGCTTTGCAGACAAAGGCTGATGATCATAATGAAAAGATGCGGGATGGAGATCGCCCTTCATGGACTCGCGTTTCTGTCGGTGCCTTGAAGGCAGTTTATCGCCGTGGCGCAGGAGCGTTTTCAACCTCTCATCGCCCCGGCATGACGAGGAATCAGTGGGCGATGGCTAGAGTGAATGCTTTCCTCTATCTCTCCCGCACTGGCAGACCTGAAAATAGCGCCTACATAACTGATTATGATCTGCTTCCGTCAGACCATCCTAAGTCAACAAAGTCAAATAAGTCTGTTGATACTGGCCAGATTGGCGAAGGTGGTGGCGGGATTAAGAATCCAGAGCAAGGAAATGATCTTGATTTTATTATTGACAAAATGATTGTTGAACGTGAAGGCCAATTCTGTGTTTACTCGGAAGACGGAGATCGCAGTTTTGGTTGTTACGATACTCTCGCTGAAGCTCAAAGGCGTCTTGACGAAATTGAGTCTTTTGATGATGAAGATGATGATATGAGTATGAGCAAGGCTGCAACAAAGCGCGAAGATGGTGAAGATTTTCCTGCCGCTGCTTTTGCCTATGTTCCAGATCCTGAGTCGCCTTCCACTTGGAAGTTGCGTCTTTGGGACAGTCTTGATGAAAAAGAGACTGTCGCACAAGTTTCCCGCGCTGTTGCGGCGTTAAGCCCTTCTGGTTTCCGGGGAAATAGAGTTCAGATTCCTGCAGAGGATCTTGCTTCTGTAAAAGCAAAAGTTCGTGCAGCTTGGCGTAGGGTCAATGGGCCTGATCGCGAGTTGCCTGCAATTCTGAAGAGAGATGATTCCAATTATTTGGAAGATATTATTGAGAAAGGAGGCACAGATTCTATGAATTTGCAAGAAAACGAAATTAATGATATTGTAAACAATATGTCGGAAGATTTAACTGAAATTCAGAAGCAAAGTATTCTTTCAAAGTTTGGCGACTTCTTGTTTGGTAAGACGGACAAGGTTGAAAAGGCTCAGACTGTTGAAGTTAATACTGCAAATGGTAACTTCAAGGTTATTACTGAAGGTTCGATGTCGAATCCTCCGCAGGTTGTGCTTAACATGGTTGATGCAACTATGGCTGAGCAAAAGTCTGATCATATGGGTATGCATGGAGACATGGAAGACGATATGGTCGCAAAGTCTGATGACGTTGAGGCTGATGATTCTATGGTAGATGATTCTATCGTAGAAAAGTCTGAGGAGACTGAATCGGTTGATGAAGGAGAAGAAATGGATTTTGAAAAGGTACTTGAAGGCCTGAGCAATCTCCTTGACGAGAAGCTTGAGAAGGTAAAGGCTGACATTACAGCAGAGGTAGACGGGAAGATCGAAGCCATCGAGAAGTCCGTTTCTGAGGTAAAGGAGTCAGCCGAGGAAATCTCGAGCGATCTTGAAAAGGTTGCTAACTCAGGTGCAGAAAAGAAGTCAGCTGACGTAGAGGCTGATGTTGTTGAGGAAGAGGTTCTCGAGAAGAGCGCCGATTCTGAAGGTTTCTGGGGCGGAATTTTTGTTCCCGTCGCAGTCGCCAAGGTTTTAGGCTACGATTCATAATTAGGAGGTGAATATGAGCAGCAAAGATTTACTTGAAAAGGTTATTAACACGACTCAGATTGGCGCCGGTTCTGGCGGTATTCTGAATGCAAAGCAGGCAAATCGTTTTATCGATTTCGTCTTTGATCAGTCTGTCCTTATGAAGACGGCTCGTATCGTTCGTATGAACGAGCCTACCGTTGACATCGACAAGGTTGACATCGGCCAGCGCATCATGCGTAAGGCCACTGAAGGAACGGATGACGGCAGCAATGCTGATCCTACTTTCACGAAGATTTCTATGACCACCGTCAAGCTTCGTCTCGATTGGGAGCTTACGACTGAGGGTCTGGAAGACAATATTGAGGGTGACTCGCTGGAAGACCATGTAGCTTCGCTTATGGCTCGCCAGACTGCTAACGATCTTGAGGATCTTCTGATCCACGGTGATACCACGCAGACTTCGCTTCCCCTTATTAAGGCTCTTAACGGCTGGCGCAAGCTTGCCCGGGCCAACGGTGTTGTTGTAGATGCCGCTGGTGCAAATCTCACCCGCTCAGTCTTTGACTCAGCGCTTCGCGATATGCCCAATAAGTATCTTCAGCGTCGTTCACAGCTTGCTTGGTCAACTTCAAGCTCGCTTCTGCAGGATTACATCTGGAGCTTGACTCTTGATGTTGCTGCCACTGGTGGTCCTTCCGCTGGTTCGGTCATGGGTGACGCTATCGTCAACGCTGGCCTTGGTGGCGCTCAGGGTGGAGCTGGTACGGCTTACGTTTCCGGCATTCGTCCGTTCGGCATTCCGCTTCTTGAGGTCCCTCTTTACGAGGAGACTGAGACTGGCACCTACACCGCCGCTTCCGGCAATCATGGTGTTGTTGAACTTACGTTCCCCCAGAACCGCATTGTCGGTATGCAGCGTGACATTGTTGTCTATCGCGAGTTCAAGCCCAAGAAGGATGCAATTGAGTACACTCAGTTCATTCGGGTTGCTTGCCAGATTGAGAATGCCGCCGCTTACGTCCATGTACGTAACGTCAAGGTTCGTTCATAATCTTGTGTTTTAATGTGGTATGATTGTGCCGGGGAGAAATCCCCGGCATTTATCATTTTAAGGAGTAATTTATGCCCCCAGCTAAGAAAACGGCTCAGAAGCCAAATACGGAGGAATCAGAGCAATCTGTGGACACTATCGAGGACAAGCCGGCTCGCAAAATTGTCAAGAAAATTGCGGCTGAAGATGTTGATTTTGAGTCATCAGATGATCCTATCTCCAAGATTAATCAGGAAAAGGTGATGGTTTATATGAAGAGTGGATATTCATATTCTTCTCCTGATATCTCATTTACTCGAGATGATCCTTTTAAATTGATGAATGCTATTGATGCTGCTAGATTGATTAGCAGTATGGAAGATAGATTTGAATATGCCACCAAGGAGCAAGTTGAGGAATTCTACTCACTTGGTTAAAAATTGGTATAGTGTTATAATCTCTATATGAACACTTACTCTCCTTATACCTCAGTAACTGAGAGCTTTACATATCCAAGTGCCCCCGATGCAGGCACGGCGTCCGTTACGGTTTACTATGACCTTGGCGATACTGTTGTTGCTGCAACTGCGCCTACTCTTGTAAGTGGCAATAATTATTCAATTACTATTTCCGATGACTTGATGGGCGCTGCTGGGGTTTATAGAATTAAGTGGTCTTGTGAGATTTCCGATGTAGCATTTTATGCCTACACTGAATTTAAGGTCGAAGATTCCTACGTATCAAGCGCAAGCTTTTTCTCAGATTTTCCTGAATACGATCTCCCGCAATATACTTCGAAGTTCGCCGCTACCGAGAAGGTCGCTAGAAGAATAGTAGATACCTATACCGGACAAGATTTTCAGTTTATTAAAAATAAAACTTATAAATATGATGGCAATGATAGAACAACTCTATATCTTGGTAGTCGCTTAAATTCTTTCTCAAGCGTGCTTGTTGATGATACTGATTACACAACTGCAGTTAGAGTTGATTTTAGATCAAAATATTTTTTGCAAACTATTTACCCTGCCCCTAGCAATGAGGAGACGAATACCGAGGATATTCGGGCTAAAGTTTTTCCAAAAAATTCTGTTGTCTATGTGACAGGCGATTGGGGATGGCTCAGTGTTCCTTGGGAGATTCAGCAGGCAACATCGTTGCTTATAGCTGATCTTCTTAATGACGTTAAAAGAGAGAATCGTCGCTACGGAATTAGACGCATTGAGCAGGATTCGCATCGCCTTGAGTTTGACCCTTCAATTTTCAACTCAACCGGAAATATTGATGTAGATACACTTCTGATGGATTTCGTGGTTTGGACGATGGATTATGTCACCTGAGCGTTCCTATATAAGATTTGCCCACAAGGTTGATCTTTATACGAAAATTACGACAAAAAACGACATGGGCCAGAATAAGGCTGCATGGAATCTGTCCGTCAATGGCCAGACCTGCTCCTATGTCCCTTCAGCCTCCAGTACGTCTATTAGAGTTACTCCGTCAGTTGAGGAAGCTGACTATTTTACTGTTTATTTCCCTCACGATGCCGACATTGATTATTCGACAAGATTTAAAGATTTACGACTTTCTATTGGAGATGAAATAATTGAGTCAAGATGGATGCAAATTATTCAGATTGACAAACATATTTCATTTTCAGGAGCAATCCAGCATTTGCAAGTCAAATTGAAGAGCGTGATTGAGCCATGATTGAGAACTTAAAAGGCATAGATAGAATTATGAACACAGTTTCGGAAAGAGAGAGAAGGGCGAAGGCCAGAAATACTCTTATAGTTTTGATGCTCAGATCAGCAATTGCTAGAAATCTCGCTCAAGCGATCGGGGAAAAAAGCAAGCATTTTACCGTTACAGTACAGCCATCTGGAAGATATATGAGCGTAGTTTTAAAGCCAAAAGATGCAGTTGGATCTTACATATATAGAGGGACTAGATCTCATTATATCTCTTCCAGCGAGCCGATGCCTATCGGAAATAATCGCTTTGCCAGAAATGTCATGCATCCGGGTACTGATTCTGAGCGGGAAAAGATCGATAATGCTGTTAGGAGATCTTTAATGGAAGTTAAGATGGCAATGAAGGTGATTAGATGATAGCTGTAGATTTGAATCCTTTACTTCAAGATTATCTGATATCTCAGGGTTATCGAGATATCGAAATAACTCCCTTGGCTGGATATTCAGATTCTCCAGCTCCATTTATTACTTGGGAAGAAGCCGTCTCAACTCGTAACTCCGAGCAGTATTGGCTAAGAGATTCTGTTTTAACTTATTATATTTATGACACAGATTTATCTAGAGCTAAAAATATTGCCAAAGCGATTGAGGATTATCTCCACGTCGGAGATGTTATTTCTGATATAATAGCGGATATGGTGAATCCTGTATATAGACTCTGCTGGTGCAGAATGGCTAGTGGAGATATGTTTCCACCCCTCGAAAGGGACGGATTTGCGAGTATTGTCAGATCTTTTGAGGTTGGATATGTGGAAATCTGATTGCTTTATAACAAAGACGGAGATATCCTATGTATAGAGCAATAACTTATATAGGTAAAGGCTCTGGCAAGATAGTGAGAATTAAAAATAAGGTCTATGAATTTGAGTGGCAAAAATCCAAGGGGATCGGTAGCCGCTCAGATGAAGTTGAGTTTGATCATGCAATGAAAATTGCTAGAAGAAAAACTAAAAAAGGAAAAAAACTATTTATTTTGGAATAGGAGGACAAAATGGCAGTAACATTTTCAAACATTATCACTGGTGAAGGTGTCCTTTCAATTGGAGCAACGCTTGGTACTGTAGCTGACATTGGCGCTACGCAAGATGGTGCTGAAATTGCTTGGGAACCAGATATGGTTGATATCGAAATCGATCAGTTCGGTGACGCTGCGCGCGTTATTGTTTCGAAGATCAAGGTTTCGATTAAGACGAAGCTTGCTGAGGCAACGCTCGAGAACCTTGCTTACTCTTGGAACCTTCAGACGACTGGCGCTGAGTCAGAGATCTCGTATGGGGCTTCGAACAAGACTCTCCGTATGGGCATTCAGTCCGTCTATCCGGTAGAGCGTGCAATCACTCTCGTTGGCAATGCTCCCGGGACGAGTGGGACGACCACTAAGACCCGGACGTACAGCTGTGGACGCGTTATTCAGTATAGCGCAAGCTCACATATGCTGAAGCGAGCCGAGAATGCAGCTTATCCTGTCGATTTCCGTATTCTCCCCGATCCGTCGAACACGGGTCAGGAATACGGCACCATTGTCGATCAGCTTTGATAGCAATCAAAACACATTCACATCGAGGGGAGCGGAGTAATCCGCTCCCCTTTGTGCTATAATATGCATTGACCTTATTAGGAGTGTGTTTTATGGCAAGAGTTAATAATATTCGTCCGGGCGTAGAGATCGCTTTTTCGGACAAGACTAGAACGATCTATCCCGTATCCTTGCGTCAGCTTCGAAAGTTGAACAAGGTTATGAAGGAAATGGAGATTTCGGAGGATGATGATCGCTCTGTCGATCTAATGGTTGAAGCGGCCTCGATTATTCTTGAGGCTATTGAGCCTGAGATTGCGTCAGACGCCGATCTTGTGGAAGATCTTTTGGATATCAAGTCGTTTAATCAGCTCATTGCGGCTGCAATGGGGACTGACCCAAACGAGTAGGAGGGGGAGGTGACGAAGATGTCACCTTTGATGATATCCCCCTGACAATTCTGGAGCAAGAGGTTTTTTGCGAATGCGGGGCTTGGGTTAATTTCCCACATTTGGAAGAGTCCCTTTCTCTTGATGAATTAATTATTCTTTATGAAGTGACAGTTGAGAGGCAGTCTAGGGCTATGAAGGCTATGGCTGCTGCTTGGGGTTCCGACGCAGGCGAGGCCGAGTCGGCAATTCAGTATGTTTACTCTGATGTTGACGAGAAGAACTCTTCTGAGAAGTCTTATACGCCGATTTCCCTTGTTGATCCTAAGGTTGGCGGGGAGGTTACTCCGGCTTTCGGTGAAGATGAGGTTCATAAGTTGCCTATTAACTTAGGTTATTCTATAATTGATAGTGAGCAGTAATCCGTGAGGATTGAGTGAGTGTGAGATATGGCAGCAGGTTCTTCTGGACAAGATGAAGTAGTCAGACTTGGCGTAGAGACGTCTGTGAAGGGCGTTAAGGAGAGCATTGATAGCCTCAAAGATCTTAGCAAGCAGCTCAGTGCTATTGATAAGCAACTTAGATCCGGTCTGAATGTACAGGGATTAAGCGAAAAGTTTTCTGCTTTAGCTAAAGATTTTGAGAAGGTTTCTAAATCTGTATCAAGTGGAACTTCAGATTCTTCTAAATCTATTGACAATCTTACTAATAGAGTTAAAGCGTTAAATGCCGAAGTGGCTAAGGCGCAGAAGCAATCCGGCATTGGGTTTATTGGAGATTCGAAAGACAAAGCAAAAGTTCAGGCGTACCAGCAAAAACTTGACTCCGTAGGCGTCACTATTATGGGCGGCGCTAAGACTGTCGGGATGATGGTCAGCAATCAGCGCCGGTTGAATGAGGCGTTTAAGTCAACTGCGCTAACTGGTATGGCTACTAGGGCGAGCATAGATGCGGTTACAGAAGGAGGCAAAGTTGCCTTCATGGAACCAATTAAGCGGGCAGATCAATTTAAGTTGCAACTTTCGGCCCTTAGAAAAGATCTGCTGAATGTAACTCAAACAATGCAATCTGCTGCAAAGGATAGGCAATGGATCGGGCGTCAGATGATCGAGGGCATTACGCTCCCCATTGCCGGTATTGGCACTGTTGCTGTTAGATCATTCATGGCTGTTCAGTCTGAAATGATTCAGTTGAAGAAGGTTACTGAGTTCGGTGCCGGAACTAAAAGTGCAGATGCTTTCTATGATTCTCTTGTAAATGGCGCGAATGGTATTCGAGAAATGTCTCGAGAATTTGGTGTGAGCCGCAAATCTGCTACCGCACTTTTCAAAGAAGTTGCCGCTCTTGGTGTTGATGGCGAGCAGAATATCAAAGACTTTGCCAATGCTGTGAGCGAGGTCTCTATGGTTGGTGAAGTTGATACATCTACTGCCATGCAGTTCTTTAGAACAATGAACGCTATTTTTGTTGACGGAGAAACTAGCGCTCAAGGCTTAGCTAAGACTAGAAATCTTATGGCTCAGATGAGCGCCGTTGCTGACGAAACCTCATTGCAGCTCAATGATCTTGCTGCAGCCTTCCCAGAAGTTGCCCCCGTCATGGACCAGATGGGCTTCAGCGCCGCTGGTGTCGCCGCATCGCTTGCTGGTATGTATAAACGAGGTATTCCAGCGACAGAAGCTGCTCATGGTTTGAAATTTGCTTTGCAAAGACTGGTTAGCCCAACGAAAGATTCTCAGGAACTTATCGATAAGATGGGCTTCTCTTTCTTCGATGCTGCCGGTAATGTTAAAAAGGCCGATCTAGAGATTATGGCTATGGCCAAAAATCTCGAAGAAGGTATGAGTGCCGAGCAGGCATCTAAGGCTCTTGGCGAACTTTTCGGTCTCCGTCAAAGCGCAAGAATGAAATCATTCTTTCAAGATGTTAATATTGGACGAAGAGAGTTAGAGCAATTTTCTGCTGGTACTCTTAAGGCCGCTGAACTTACTTCGGACTATGCTCGCGGTCTTGTTGCTGCAGGCTTTGGCGCTGAAAATGCGACTGGTCCTATGGATCGTTATAATAAAGCCCTTGAGGAAATCAAGAAAGACCCAACTACAGGTCTTAAGAGACTCAGGGCGGCGTTTGATGATTTTAAAGTTCAACTTGGAGCGACAATTGCTCCTGCCGTTTTGACTGTTGGTGAGCAGTTAACTAAGCTTCTCGATTTATTCACCAATCTTCCGAAGAGCGTTCAGATCGCCGCTGTTGGATTTGCTGGCTTTATTGCTGCTCTTGGACCTATAAGATTTGCCGCCGCTCAGGCGACTCACGCCATTGCATCTCTTGGCCAAGTTGGTGCGATGTTTTTGCCGAGAATGGGCGAAATTATTTCATCACAGGCAAGACTCTTAACTGCAGGTGGACCCGGCGCTGTTATGCAGGTTGGCGATAAGTTTGCCAGCAAGCTTAGCCGTATGGATCGTTTAAGGACAAAATTTGGTCTTAAAACTTCTGTGGAGAAGGCCGCTCAGACCGTTGCCGGCGGAAGCGCCCTTGCTCCAGAAACTGCCGCTACCGCTTCTCTTACAAGCGCCAAGCGAGCCTTAGAGGCAGCTTCGGTGCAGGTCGCTGCTGCTGAGGCAGCAGAAACTGCTGCTCATAATTCTAACACTGCAGCAATGACAGCTCAGGCGGCTGTAATGAACAAGGGCGCTGGATATAAGCCGGGTCTTGGATGGGTAGATCTGAATAAAACCAAAGGCAATATAATAAGCTATGCCCAAGCTCTTGAATTAATGACTGAACAGCAAAAAGCTGCTCATTACGCTTCTATGCTGAAAACTGGTTATATTCCTCCTGCCGCAATAGATCTTAGAGCTCAGAAAATGAGCGAGCAAATGATCAGCAATTATGATGATCTTATTGTCAGAGCCAAAAAGCTCGATACTGTAAATAAACAAAATGCTGCCTTTGATAATCTTCGCGCTAAAGCGAAGCAGCTTGCTCCAGATACTGGTTCTGTTTCAAAAATGTCTAAACTTAAAAATGCTTTTACATCAGCGCTCCCCGCGATTGGTCTTCTTAGTCTTAAACTTGTTGCAATTGGACTTGTTATTGCGGCTGTCGCTGCTGTTGTATATGCTTTCACCAAAGCTTTTAGAGATAATTGGGATGCTTTTGTTAAAAAACTTCAACCCGGGATTGAGGCGATAAAGAAGGCTTTTGGCGAAATTAAGAAGGCAATTGGAGAAATGGTCAAAGTTTTCTCTGATATTTTTGGCCAACTTGGTAGCGGAACTGATGAAACTGGGAGAACTGCGAGCGCCGTTGAGGGAGTTGGTGAAACTTTAAGCAAAATATTCGAAGCTATCGCAAAGGGTATGGAAATTACTGCTGAAATAATCAGAAAACTAAAACCAGTAATTGAATTTTTTGCATATTATTTCAAAGATATGGTCGGATATATTTCCGCACTAATTAGTGGAGATTATAGTTCAGCCATGAGGTTTATGGCCGCAGCGACTTACGAAATGCTTCGTCCTATTTTGATGATAACAGATGCAGTTGCGAAAGCTTTTGCTCAAGCAATTTCGACAATTCTCAGTACCATTAGCAATGTTTTTTCTCAAATTCCAGATCCAACTGGAATAATTGGAAGATATACGGGAAAACTGTCTGAGGCGCAGTCTTCAATCGAAGAATTCTCTGATGTTGGATTTATTCCAATTCTTGACGAAAAGCTTCGGACGCTCGGCGGAATTTTTGGAGATGCTGCTGATAATGCATCTGGAGACGCAAACGATGCCGGACAGCAGCTCGGCGCTGATTTGGGCAATGGAATCAATGACGGACTTGCCGGCGCTGCTGACGGAGCCTCTTGGCTTAAAGAGTGGGTATCTGCCGTTTACAATGCAATGGATGAGGAGATTAATCGCGTAAAGGAGAGCGCAACCAGAGCGATGCAAAATGCACACGATGCTGCTCTTAAGGTTTATGATGAACGCATAAAGGCGATTGAAGACCAAGAATCTGCTGAGCAAAAGCTCTTCAAAACTGAGGAATATCTTCAAAAAAAACGAGAACTTCTCAATAAAAGACAGCTTGATAAAGAAAACTATCTAAAAGAAAGAGCTCTTGCAATTTACGAAGGAAGATTTAATGACGCTAGAATTCTAGATCTTGAAGAGAGAAAGTCTAAGCAAGAATACACAAATTCTCTTGGAGATCTTGAATCTGAGAGGTCAAATGATCTTATAAAAGAACAGCGCGAACTTGCTAAGGAGCAAATTAGGTTACAAAAAGATGCTGCTCAGGAAAGATTCAGAATTGAAGCTGACCTTCTTAAGGCCTTTTTGGATGAAATTTTCAGATACAAGCCCGCAACTGTCGGGGAGTTCCAGTCGATGCTCGATCAGGTCAATGTTCTTCTCGGCAACGCTGGGATTTCTTGGCCTGATTACGCCACAAAAGCGATGGAGAGGTTTCAGAGTGTTTTTGCTGTTGCAAATAGAAATATTGTTGAAGATTTCAGAAAGAGCGGCCAAGATTCAATTACCGCTTGGATGGCGGGGGCGATCAGTCCTGAGGCTAAAGCTATCATCGAAGCAGGACTCAAGGGCGGCGGTGGCTCGTCGGGCGTCAGCTCCGGATCGGCTGGTCCGAATGTCGGTGCTCCCGATCTCTCGTTTTTAAATACTATGCAGAAAGAAAGACCTTTGGAGCTAACTGCTGCCTTTAGCTCTAAAGTTAATCTTGAAAAAATGATGCTTAAGGGCCAATTCGAAGCTGGAATAATTAGTGCCGATCAGTATAAAGAAAAATTGAAGCGCATGAATGATATTCAGAAAGAATTTACGGCAGATACTATACCTAAATATGTCGAAGCAATTAAAAATGGAAATGTTAAAGTTATGGGGGAAATTGAAAGAACTATAAAAGGATCTATTTCTACTGTCGATGAATTTGGTAATAAATGGACTGCAACATCTAGCGGATTGGTTAATCAATTTGGACAAATTGGTAAAGTTGTTTATGATGAATCTGGAAAAATTATTGGTATAACTAATATAACTACTGGCGAAATGTCTGGAAAATTTAAAAATACTTATGATGAGATAAAGCTTCTTGCTATAAATGCTGGCAAAACTATAGGCAATACAACTGTGCAATCAAGTAGACTTGCTACGGAAGTTCTCAAAGAAATGACTGATAAGGGAATTAGACCGGGAAGCGAGGAAGCCGCTAAGTATGAGCAGCGGATCAAAGGTCTGGGGTATCAGGTTTCAATAGTAAATGGAAAATCCGTTCTCATTCCCCTTGAAGTTGACGATACCGACGCGAAAGCGAAGGTCGGTAGAATGTACAGGCTCATTTCTGAAATGAACTTGGAGATTGCCAAAGACCCTGATACGCCTTTCTATAGAAAGCCCATCGCATACGCAAAGGCGTTGTTCTATTCTGCCGCTGCTTCCAGCCTTGGCTTTGCGTCTGGAGGTATCGTTAAAGCTCAGAAAGATGGTATTCTGGCAAATATTGGCGAAGGAGGGTTCGATGAATATGTTATTACTACAGACCCCAAGTATCGCGCTTCGAATCTTGGATATCTTGCCGCTGCTGCTTCTAAGCTTGGAGTGAAGATGGCGTCAGGAGCTGCTATTAAAGCAGCTTCTGGCGGGATGTTTACTAGCTCAGGTGCCGGCGGTTCTAGCGCAGAATATGCAGCAGGTATGGGCGGGGATGTTTATATCAATGTTGATACATTTATTGGAGAAGAGCAATGGTTTGCTGAAATGGCTAATAAATATAACATGAAAACGGTTCCCCGTCAAAGAAAAATTGAAGGACAGCAGAAAAGAGTGGTATCATCTTATAATGACAGGTACAGGTTACGATGACTTCAGGTAATACATTATTCTTCCCAGCCGCAATATGGATTGACAATGTTCCCCTTACCGATCAAGGACGGGCTCCTGTTGTGCGCTCTAGGGACGAAAGATTCACTACTACTGAACTCGCTAATGGCACTCGTAAACGCTATACTAAGGCTGTTAAACATACTTTTTCTACAAGTTGGACTTATTTGGCTGACGATGATCTCTGTAATATTGACGGCTACGCCTCGAGAGCGACGATGGTAAATCTCTTTGGAGATACGGAAGGATCTCACACTCTCAGATTTTTCTATGAAAACGGAAAGTGGGAAGAGTTTACTGTCTTCGTAAATTCTTATCAAGAGACTTTAGTGAGAAGAGATCCGCAGTCCGGCAAATTTATTTGGGAGCTTTCTGTGGAGTTTGAAGAATCATGATTCCTATTTCAGAAGATCTTGCTGAGGAAATTCAGGGCGATAGTCAGAATGTAAAGCCGGTTGTGAAGGCATGGATGTCTGATATGCGCTACCTTGAGAATGTAAAAACTTATACTAGTAGCCATACTTATAATAAACAGATTCTTGATAGAAATCCGAATGTTTATGTAAGATTTGACAAGACTGATTATAATGTTTCTACTCAAACTCGCAACTGCATTATTGCCAATGGTGGCGACGGGTATATCATTATTCAGATGCCATCTCACGGTCTTTCAGCGGGAGATCCCGTTTGCTTCAGCAGCGATGGCAATATGCCAGATGAAGTTGGAGTGGGAGATTTAAAAACGACGTATACTTATTATGTCCAAAATCCTAGTGGTCATTATTTTAGAATCAATACGTCTAGAGCAAATGCTATTGCGAATTCTGCGACTGGAAAAGTTGCTGTAGCATCTACAAATGCATCTATAGGCTTAGCAGTAACAATTTCTATCGCAGATCCAACTGTCTTTACAACTTCTGCCGCACACGGCTTTAGCAACGGAGATCCAGTTCTGGTTAAGAGTTTTAGCGGCACAGACCCAAGTGGTCTTACAATGACCGCAGATACTCCACTCGCTATTTATTATGTTCAGAATGCTACGTCTACAACTTTCAATCTCAATACAAGTGCTGCTAATGCTATTTTAAATAGTGTTGAAGGGCGTGTTGCGACAACAGGGTCTGTTAGCGGGAATAAGGCCGTTTATGGCGTTCATAAAGGCACAAGTCAAACTTTTGGCGGGCATAGGGTGAAAGATCACGGCGCTATTGGACTTGATATAGCCTACGGATCTAGTACCGCCGGAGCTCCCGCTTTCACTTCCGGATTTGGGACTACCTTTGAATCAAGACCTATCACCGATAAGGCTATTGAGATTATCGAAGAAAATCGATTAATCGATACTTTTTACCGTTCAACTACCGGCAATGTTAACTTTACAATTAGTATTGCTGAGCCTGCAGTGATTACTGCAGCAAATCATGGGCTTACAGAGGGAACTGCAATCAAAATCACAACAACAGGATCGCTTCCCACTCTGCAACAAGCCAGTGGTGGTTGGGTTACCATACCAAATACTCTTATTTTTTATGTAAGAAATCCAACTACTAATACTTTCCAACTTAGTGCATATAGAAACTACTCATTTACCGAAGATGCTCCAATTCGAACAACTGGAACGCAATCTGGAACACATTCATATGAAGTTATAACGTCTATTGGAGCATTCAATACCACTGGCTCGGTCGAAAGCAATAATGATATGGAATATTATCTCTGGCGTCCTCTTGTTGGAGAAAATTTTTTTGTTTCTTTAGGAAATCTTTATTGGTATGGTGGTGCTGGCTATGCTGCCAATAGAACTGCTCATATAACAACAAACATACGCTGCCTCGATCACTTTGTCGATCATATGCCGGGGACATCTACTTATCTTGGTATTGGAGCAATTTTAAGATATATTGATAATAATAATTATATTTATTATAGTGAAAAATTAGCTGGTATTACAATTTATAAGGTAGTTGATGGTATACATACAGCAGTAACATCAACATCCAGTGGCATTTTTCACGATCCAACTAAGTATTATAGATTTGAAGCCAAATATAATACTTTTACTCTCTATGATATGGGAACATCAGAGCCTTCGAATAGTTCAGTTGGAACATCAATTTTATCTGTTTACATAGATGACCCGATTTTTAGAAATATTGACGCAACAAGCGTCGGTCTTATCACTACAGGACCATATTCCATAAACGCATATTGGCCGTCAAAAATATCAGAATACTTTGCTGCGTATGGATATAATTATTTAGTTGGTTCTCATTATTTTGATAGTACAAAATATTGTTACACTTCAACAGCTTTAACTTCGAATACTACTGCTCAATTTCAGACGTTAAATAATCAGACTAATTTTACATATTCATTTTTATTTGATAAAGTTGATGATCCTTCGTATTATGAAACTATTTTTTGGCTTGGTAATGCTGCACGAAATACAGCTATAAAGGCAACATATATTTCTGCAAATGATGATGATGAGTCAAATGATATTATTAGGGTCAGAGTATTCAATACATCCGGAACGGCCTATGTCCTTGATTCAACTGCAGACCCCTTGAATTATGGCGAAATGGCTCACATTGCCATTGTCAAAAATGGCACCAGATTGTCACTATTTATCAATGGCGTTGAGGATTCATATACAACTCTTCCATCAAATTTTGTCATTAGAGATATTGTTACAGGATCTACCCCATATCTAGTTTTTGGTGGTGGATATGATAACGACATTTCCGGAGAGTCCGGCTATCAACTTTTGACTGGCAAAATCTCTGAATTCGCTGTCTTTGATTACGCCTTAACTCAGAGCGACATAGACGCTCTTTATTATTCAATAGAAAACGAAGCAACTCTGAGCTCGGCAACTTCGGATAACTATTATAATGCAGAGTGTATTATTGACGGGATTCAAGAAGAAACTTATTTATATGCATTTACAAATATGCAAAATTATCTTGG